TGTGCCTTGATTTACAATGCCAGCCAAGGAAATTAGTCCATTGTGGTGTTAGATTTTGGTTCAGATAAGACATCCACAGGCACGTTTACCATCACAATGCCAGCTAACACAGCTACCTCTGCGCTAATTCGCAGTTCAAATTAGGGGTTTTTATGTCCAATGAAGTCGCAAAATCAACAGATTCCGTAACTGCAGGTATGGTCGCAGGGACGCAATCCGTACAGCAAGCTAGCGGTGGTGGTGTATTTACTGTCCAGTGCTTCGACAAAGACGGAAACCTGAAGTGGGAAGAATCCGCGCATAACCTAGTTGTAAATACTGGTTTGCAAGACATGAACACCCAGTACTTCAAAGGCTCCAGCTACACCGCTGCGCTTTATTTAGGCTTGGTTACAGGACCCGGCTCCGGCACAACGTACGCTGCTGCGGATACGTTAGCATCACATGCAGGGTGGACTGAGTTCACAGACTACAGCGGTGCTCGCAAGGCGCTTACATTTGGTACAGCTACAACTGCAAACCCCTCAGTTATTAGCAACACAGCATCTCCATCAGTGTTCACCATTTCTGGTGCTGGTGGCACTGTAGCAGGCGCGTTTCTATGTACTGTGTCTAGCGGCACATCAGGAACTTTATTTTCTGAAGCAGATTTCCAATCCCCCGGCGACCGCGCAGTTGTTTCTGGGGATACCCTGAATGTGGTTTACACGTTCAGCCTGACCGCTTCTTAAAAGTGATTCCGAGTGTTTGGCTTTGGGTCATTTGCTAGCGCTCCTTTTGCGTCTTTATCTGACGAGGCATCCAGCTTTGTTGGCGATGTGGCAGAGGCCGCTTCAGTAGTAGAAACCAATGCCGCTTCTGTTGTTTTTCTCGGGGATTATTCTGAATCTACTTCAATAGCAGACACAGCAGCGGTAGTATCCCCAGTCTTTAGTTCCGCAGTAACTGAGGCTGGGTCAGTAGCAGATACAGCTAGCAGCCAAGCTGACTTTGTTCCACTTTATAACGAAGCCGTGTCTGGTGTTGATACACCTAGCGTAGGGGCTTCCACGTTTAACACCTCCGCAGTTGAGGGCGCAAGCGGAGTGGATACGTCTACTGCTACAGCAACACTTGCAGCCAGCATACAAGACGCTGCAACAGCCATTGATAATACAAATGGTTTGGCTCCGTGGGAAGTTATAGACGATTCACAAACTGCTGCATGGCAAGTAGGGAACACTGCCCAGACTCCTACATGGGGCGTAATAGGGACAGCGCAAACTGTTACGTGGCAGGTAATTAAGGCTAAAACATAAGGGATTTATATGGCGCTCGTAGTAAAAGACAGGGTAAAAGTAAGTACAACCACAACAGGTACGGGTACACTTTCGCTAGGATCAGCCGCAACCGGATACCAAACTTTTAGCGTTATTGGGAACGGTAACACTACTTACTACACAATTTCAAGCGCTACAGGCTCAGAGTTTGAAGTTGGCATTGGAACGTACACCACTTCCGGTAATACCCTATCCCGTGACACTGTGCTGTCTTCCAGCAATGGCGGCTCACTGGTTAGTTTTTCTGCGGGATCAAAAGATGTATTTGTAACTTATCCAGCAGAGCGTTCCGTTTACTTAGACTCCGCAGGTTCGTATCCAGTACAGAACACATTTAACGCCTTTAACGCTACAACAGCCACACTTACTGCGGGTACTGTAACTACCGCGCCTTCTACTGGAAATGACATTGCCAATAAGACCTACGTTGACACCATTGCATCGGCTGGCATCCATTACCACGCACCCGTATTCGTAGAATCACCCGATACTGCGGGTAACCTGAATGCAACCTACAACAACGGCGCTTCTGGTGTTGGGGCCACACTAACGAATGCGGGTACGCAAGTAGCGCTTACCATTGACGGCGTGTTGATGACGACTACCAAGCGGGTGTTGATATACAACCAGACTAATGCGGCTCAAAACGGTGTTTACACCGTAACTACGGTCGGTAGCGTATCGACCAACTGGGTGCTGACACGCGCTACAGATGCCGATACCTATGCGCCTTCAAGCCCCAATTCACTTGGTCAAGGTGATGCGTTTTTTGTAACAAGTGGCGATACAGGCGCGGGTGAGGGTTATGTTTGCACAACCGTTGGGGTAATCACCTTCGGTACTACAGCAATTACGTTTTCCCAGTTTAGTGCTGCAGTAACTTACAGCGCGGGCACGGGTTTAAACCTAAGCCCTTCGACAACATTTAACATCTCAAACACTGCTGTAACGGCTGGTTCTTATGGTTTGGCTGGCTCTGTACCCACGATTGCTGTAAACGCCCAAGGGCAGATTACATCGGCTTCCAACACGGCTATTGCAATTGCAGCAGGCGCAGTTTCTGGACTAGCTACTTCAGCTACGACAGACACAACCAACGCAGCAAACATTACCTCTGGGACTCTGCCATCTGGACGGCTCTCTGGTAGCTACACAGGCGTTACTGGGGTTGGAACTCTGACTGCCGGTACTTGGACTGCGACTGCAATCGGGGCTGTATATGGGGGAACTGGCCTATCTTCCTACGCAGTTGGCGATATTCTGTACGCAGACACCACAACCTCACTGGCTAAACTTGCCGACGTAGCTGTAGGCAATGCGCTGATCTCTGGCGGCGTTGCTTCCGCGCCTAGCTATGGAAAGATTGGCTTGGCTACCCACGTAAGCGGAACCCTTCCTGTTGCCAACGGCGGTACAGGCGCAACAACATCCACAGGTTCAGGTGCAGTAGTACTAGACACAAGCCCAACACTTGTAACTCCAGCACTGGGTACACCTACTTCTGGCAACTTTAGTACCGGAACATTTACATTCCCCACATTTAATCAAAACACTTCTGGAACAGCCGCAGGTTTATCTGCTACTTTAGCCGTTGCTTCTGGTGGTACAGGGGTAACAACTTCTACAGGCACAGGAAATGTTGTTTTATCGACAAGCCCGACCTTAGTAACCCCCGCATTAGGAACGCCAGTCTCAGGTGATTTCAGTACTGGGACATTTACATTCCCCACGTTTAATCAAAATACCTCTGGTACTGCTGCGGGGCTTTCCGCTACGCTTGCAATTGGTTCAGGCGGCACAGGCGCTACAACTTTGGCTGGGGCTTCGATTGCTACCTACACTGGCACAGAGACCCTGACCAACAAGACTATTACCAACCCAACGGTAACTGATTACGTAGAAAGCGTAGTTGCCATCGGCACGGTGACCACCACAAACACTATTGCCCTGACTAACGGTACAGTGCAGACTGCAACATTAACAGCGTCAACAGCCTGTACGTTTACTATGCCCACTGCTACGGCAGGAAAGTCTTTTGTGTTGCTTCTTAAACAGGCGGCGACTACGGGGAACGGTACAGCAACATTTACAGGCGTTAAATGGAGTTCAGCAGGAGCTCCAACAATTACGGCTGCTGCGGGGAAAATGGACATCTTGACATTTATTGCTGACGGCACAAACTGGTACGGCTCTGCTGCACAAGGGTATACACCGTAATGTTTGCTGCTAAAAACTTCTTTCTAGCCGCTGTAGGAGGAGTTCCTGACTTTACGTTTAACCTCACTACGGGGTCAAACTTAAATTTAAGAACGCAAGCATTGGCAGCAGGCTGGGGCGGGGCGGCAAAGGTAATTGCAACAGTACCTTCTAGTAATACAATCAGCGGAACCGGGTCTAGCACGGCTTTAACCATTGACGGGTCATTTCCGTTAGGTGTAACGCTTGTAAACAGCGGAACAATTCAAGGCTATACCGGCTCTACCGGCTCTACCGGCTCTGCAGGGACTAATGGCGCTGCGGGCGGAGGAGGTGGTGGCGGGTTTGGAACTAGTAGTAATGGGTCTGCTGGTAGTGCTGGTGGTGCTGCTGGCAACGGGGGCACTGGAGGTACTGGAGGTACAGGGGGGCTAGCTATTTTGGCTTCCGTGCCTGTATCTATAAACAATATAAATACTATTTCAGGGGGCACCGGTGGCACTGGGGGTGCAGGTGGGTCGGCAGGGACACGTTCAGGCGGTGGAGGGGGAGGAGGCGGCGGTGGAGTAACCTCTCAAGGAGGGAAAAATCCCAATTTAAATTATTCAGGGGGCGCTGGAGGAAACGGATATAGTGTTGCTGGCGGCGGCCCTTTCTCCGGTGCCGCTGGCGGTGGAGGTTCATCACCTGCTGGGCGGGGCGGGGATGGGGGTGGCTCAGGATCAGCGGGGGCCGCGGGTCAAACTGGAACAACTCTTGGTGGAGGAGGGGGTGCTGCTGGGGCAGCAGGGTCTAGCGGAGGTTCAGGAGCTAGCGGGGCAACTGGTGCGTACATATCAGGCAACTCAAATGTTACATGGATAGCCTTTGGAACAAGAAACGGAACAGCAACATGATTAAATATAAAATTATCGAAGCAAACCCAGAATCGCATTCCATTATTGTGCGTTTTTATACCGATACAATTACAGAACATATGCTGTCAGTTGATACTGTTAACGGTGTAGTTCTTAGGGCAAGGACGGATTATTCATTTGACCTGCCTATACCCGCGCCTACAGGATTAGAGCTAAATAAGTTTATTAGTGCTCGCGCCCCTACAGCATGGTTGGAAGCACAAGAAAATATACGCAACCCAAATATTGATACATCGTTAGCTGTCATTATCCCGCTAGTAGGGCGAGAAGTTGAAGCTCTTCCGTTTAATGAAACATTACCATTAATAGCTGCTACATTTACCACGGACTTAAATGGTAATGTAGCCAATAGGAGTAATGCTGGGACCGCTGGAAATATATCAGAAACGATTACCGTACTTTAATATATGGCGTACCTAGTTTCAAAACCCAGTGAATTTACAGCGCTACATCTTAGAGTTGTTACCAGTATATGGGAGTACAAAGGAGATGTTCAGGTAGTAGGGTTTCGTGCGCCGCTGGGTGGAGATGATCCGTTTATAAAATCCATAATAAGTAAAGGCTCATGCCGTATGGAGTACCCCGGTACCGAATACCCTGATGTTATTGGGGCCGCGCCAAATTGCGATATCTTCCCAGCACCAAATTCAACGGGCAAACAATTATTTAGGATGACCATCTTAGAAGACAATACAGAAGTACAGTGCATACAACCACAATTGGGGTATAGGGTTATTACAGATAAAGACGTTAACCTTGATGCTGGGAATACGCTAGCTGTAGCTAAAGGGGTAATGGTTCTTGTGTTTGGGGACGACTACACAATCAATGGTGACGCACAAGAAGGTTTCCACATGTTTGCAGTTCAAAACAATGATGTTGTGGTGGCGGCTAATTCAACGTGCAGGATCATAGTCTTTGAATCTATACCCGTATAAAAAGGTTGATATGCTATTTATTGCTTGGCAATTCGTAAAACTTTTAGTACTTTTCCCTATTTACAAGTACGTAAAACACAAACGCAAACTACAAAAGGAAAAACAACATGCAATTTGAATATAAATCACAACCCCTACGGCAAAACTGGGACAAAGAACTTCCTAAGTATTGGTTTGATAACAGCCCGTATAAAACGCATTTTTTTAACGCGGTTAGCATCCTTATCCCACAGGCAGAAAATGTTGTAATCCACGCCATTAAAGCAAACAGGCTGCTTTTAACAGACCCCGTGCTTAAAGCGCAAACAGCCGAGATGATTGCTCAAGAGAATTGGCATTCGTTTTCTCATCGCCAATACAATACATGGCTTGATAAAGTTGGAGTACCCGCGACTGAGATGGGCAAGTGGTATCTGCAAAAAATGCTAGCGTCTAAGAAATGGCTGGAAAATCTTGTGGGCCCTAAAGGATGGCTAACCGTTGTTATTTGTGGTGAGCACAATGCCGCCGTTATGATGGAATATTTCTTAGAGCGCCCTAAGTTGTTAGCACAAATGCACCCCCATTTCCGCCAAGCATGGGTGTGGCACTTCCTTGAAGAGATTGAACATAAGGGGTCTGCGCTTGATATGTGGCATGACCTCAAGGACGTATACGGCTACAAACGGCATATGCTCCAAATTGCCTTTGCGTTATTTGTTGTTCGGTTCAAAATAAACCATACCAAAATGGTTATACGGTTGTTACGACATGATAAGCAACTATGGAAATGGAAGACTTTTAAAGACGCTGCAAGTTTTCTTTGGGGTATGGACGGCCTAAATGTTAAAACTTTTATACCGCTACTTAAATTCTTTAAACCAAACTTCCATCCTTGGGATCACGACACCCGTTATCTTCTTGAGCAGTACTCTAAAATTACAGAAGAAGAGCAGCTTAATGACACCCAAGTGCAGCAAATCGACGCAGAATTCAAAGGATGTATTTCGGACATTGAGGCCGTCATAGCCGCAAACAATGTTAAGACGTACTGAACACTGGATTTAATACTGGGGCATATGTACAATGCCCCTACCACATAAGGAAGCCCTATGACTACGGCAGCAACATCACTTTTAGGCTTGGCCCTACCAGTATCCGGCGAACTGTCTGGTACATGGGGCGATACGGTCAACAACTCGTTAACGTCTTTGTTGGATACCGCTGTAGCGGGTACCACTACGCTCAGCACAGACGCAGATGTTACTTTAACGACTACAACCCTAGCCGCCAATCAAGCGCGACAGGCAGTCCTTCTTTGTACGGGCGCACGGACCGCAATTCGGTATATCACAGCCCCAGCCCAAAGCAAGACTTACATTATTGTAAATAGCACATCTGGCGGCTTTGCAGTAGTTATTCGCGGCGCTGGTCCTACAACAGGGATAACCATAGCCAATGGAACTTCGGCAACAGTAGCGTGGAGCGGCGCTGATTTTATTTTTGTATCTGCTATTTCGGCAACGGGTATTGTCTCTGTGGCAAATGGCGGTACAGGAACATCCACTTTTACGGCTAACGCGGTATTGGTTGGAAACGGAACTTCGGCAGTTGCTACAGTTGCCCCAAGTACATCGGGTAATGTTTTGACTAGCACTGGCACGGCATGGGCATCTTCCGCATTACCCGCATCATTCCCGTCCGGCGGCATTATTATGTGGAGCGGGTCAATTGCATCAATCCCTAGCGGATGGGTGATATGCGACGGAACCAACAGTACGCCAAACTTGCGCGACAGGTTTGTTATTGGAGCAGGATCGGCATACGCAGTAGCCGCTACAGGAGGCAGCGCAGATGCAGTTGTTGTAACCCATACACATACCGCAACTTCCACAGTTACAGACCCGGGCCATTCACACTCATACACAGATCAACAGTATAACTTTCCTGCAAATAGCGGAAGTGGCGGGCCCGGCGCTACCCAAACAAGTTCTACCGGCGGGGCATCAACTGGCATTACGGTTGGGACAACAAACGCATCTGCGGGAGTATCAGGCACAAACGCAAACCTTCCTCCGTATTACGCATTGGCGTACATTATGAAGACCTAATAAAAGGATAAAACATGGTGGACTTTTATGTTGAGGGGTCATATTTATTTGCAACCATCTTATTTCCAGTGCTTTTGCTGATTAGCATTGTTATTTTGGCAATAGGAGTTCGGTTAAAAAATTGGGTGTCAACTTTTTAGTATGAGTTTTTTTAGTAAGAAACCTACTGTTGAGTTTGTTTGTAGTGTGGCAGGGGTTGAAGAGCTTATGCCGATCATCCCTTCCGCATCGTATAAACACGCATGGACCGGTCGTTTGCTGGAAGACTTTAAACAAAAACGCTTGGAACCCGATTACGGTATGGTGGCATCAATGCACACCGCCAAATGTCCCGGGATATTTAATTTAATGCGGCATGGGTGGATTTTGCGTACATGGCAAGATATAACCATTGAGACCAATAGTGATGGTATTAGTTGTAATTGGGCATCCGCCGTAAACCAAAAAGAAGTATGTGGGTTTGACGCTATTGGGTTTCACCCTCCTGAGCAGCTTGTAGATTTTCTTGACAACTGGGATGGGGTTATACAGAACGTAATTAAGTTCCAAACTTCTTGGAAATGCAAAATTCCCCCGGGGTACTTTTTACTAGAAATGCCTGTTGCGTACTCTGATGAAAATAGGTTTGAAACATTGCCGGGGTATTTTTCCAGTGAGTATGGGTATGCACAGATGAATCCGCAGGTTAAATGGAAGGTTCCTTCTGGCAAAGTACTTATAAAAGCAGGGACCCCAATAGCGCAATACATTCTTGTTAAGCGAGATCAGTTTGATGTGGTTGTACGCACAGAAACCCAACGGGAAAATAACATTGCTCGCTTAATCCATGAGCATGTTTTTGTTAAAAATATGAAACGGTTTAAAGAACTAAACCAAAAGTTAATGGGGTAACGTGATTGATGCAATTGCTTCCGCTCAGATACCGTGGCCCAATACCGAGACAAAAATCGTGTTGGTTTGCCGTGTCGTGCTGCCGAGCGAAAAGTATGGGGCTAACGAGTTTCTAGATAAAGACGGGAGGGTGTGCCGCTGGGTTGTGGAGGTCAAGAATGATCGACCCAATTAGCGCATTTGCCATAGCACAAGGTGCTATAAAAGGAATCCAAGCCGCAATCAAAATGGGCAAGGATGTTCAAGGTATCACAAACGATGTGATGAAGTTTTTTGACGCGAAGGAAAAGGTAGCCAAGGAAGCGGTTAAAGACCCGAAGAAAAAGTACTCCTCTGACACTAGTCAGGCCATGAGCACAGTGATGCAACTGCATGAACTGAATCGGGCTGAAGAAGAACTCAAGTGGCACTTTATCAATCAGGGCCACAGCCAGCTTTGGAGCCAGATTCTGCTTGAGCGTAACTCGATTGTGCAGAAGCGCAGGACGCAGGAGATATTGGATGCTAGGGCGGCAAAGAACCGCAAGGCAGAGATTGACGAAGCCATCACAATGGGGCTTTGCATACTGGTAGCCGCTGCCATATTTTTCTTGGTGGCTTGGGGTGTAATTGCAATGAAAGGCAAGCTGTGAGCGAAGGAACTTTAAACGCCAATTCAACTCTTGACAAAGTTCTTGGGTATGTGGATTCGCCATTTAAACTCGCCGCCATCCTTGTCATGGGCGTAGTTGCTTTTGCTGGCTACTTTGTGTACACAAACCAAGACCTGCTGATTGGCGCTTACAAAGAGTCCAAGAAGATACCTAGCATTGCCGAGGACAGAGTTGAGGATGCCTCTGCCCACCTGTTTAAGACCACCAACGCCACTATTGTTGCAGTGTTTAAAGTCAACCCAATGTTCGGGACTCGCATACTGTACCGAGCCTATGCCAAGGACGGCAGAGACAAAACCAATGACGGGCTGGATGTCGGACTGTTTACAAACAACGCAGCCAATAACGCTGACGTTGTGAAGCTGATGGCAAACGAAATCCCTTGCGGGGAGTACCGCACGGCGCAGTCTGAAATGGGTATTTGGTACATCAACAAGGGCGTTACCTATACTTGCAGAATCAGTGTTCCACCAGAGCCGGGGCGGTTTGTGGGGCAGATAACCGTGGGATGGGAAACCGAACCCGAAAACTTAGAATCAGCACGAACCATGCTGAGTATTGCCGCAACCATGCTTTCAAGGAGTAAACAATAATGGATTGGTTAAAACAAATTGCGCCAACAATTGCTTCGGCAATGGGGGGTCCATTAGTAGGGATGGCTGTAGCCGCTATTAGCAAAGCTACTGGAGTCGATCCTACTGAAGTTAACGATCTTATCTCCAACAACAAACTTTCAGCAGAGCAAATTGCTCAAGTCAAGATTGCGGAGATTGAATTGCAAAAACAAGCCAATGAACTTGGCCTCAACTTTGCAAAACTGGAAGTTGAAGACCGCAAGTCTGCGCGTGACATGCAAGCTGCGACGCGATCTATTGTTCCTCCTTTATTGGCTGGAACTGTAACTGTCGGCTTCTTTGGCATTATGGGCATGATGTTTTTTAACAAAATTGACAGCAGCAACCCCGCTATTTTAATGATGCTTGGCTCACTGGGTACGGCTTGGACAGGCATCATTTCTTATTATTTTGGCTCATCGGCAGGCTCTCAGGCTAAAACAGATTTATTGTCAAAGGCAGCAAAATGAACCTAAGCCCACACTTCACCTTTGCAGAATTGACCGTCACCGACCATCGAGAGTTTGACAACAGCCCAACCCAAGAGGAAATCAGCAACTTGCAACGCTTGGCGCAACTGCTGGAGCAGGTTAAAGATGCCCTTGGTGGCAAGCCTGTGATGATTAACTCAGCCTTTCGCTGCAAGCAGGTCAATGACGCTGTTGGCAGCAAAGACACCAGCCAGCATCGTCACGGTTGCGCGGCTGACCTCCGAGTACCCGGCATGACCCCTGATGAGGTAGTCCGTGCAGTTATAGCTGCTGGTTTGCCGTTCGATCAAATCATCCGCGAGTTTGACCGCTGGACGCATATCAGCATCCCGAACACCGAAAGTGCTAAACCCCGTGGCAATGCGCTTATCATTGACAAATCAGGCACTCGACCTTTTGCCTAATTCATGGGAAAATGAGCTATGCCCTTACAAAAGATTGCCCTTAAACCCGGTGTTAACCGCGAAAACACTCGTTACACCAACGAGGGCGGTTACTATGAATCTGAAATGGTTCGTTTTCGTCAGGGCACCCCAGAGAAAATTGGTGGCTGGATTCGGATTTCTGCAAACACTTTTTTAGGAACCTGCCGATCTCTGTGGAACTGGATAACTTTACGTGGTGCAAACCTTGTTGGCGTGGGTACGGACAAAAAGTTTTACATTGAACAGACCGGGGTGTATTACGATATAACCCCCATTGTATCTAGCCACATACTTTCTCCTAGCCCTGTAATCACCATAAGCGGCTCTAACTCCGTCACCATTGTTGACTCCACCTACGCTCCGTTAACCGGAGATTTTGTGATTCTTTCAGGGCTGACTACGGTTAATAATGTGCTTGCTAACGGGGAGTACTCGGTTACTGTACTGCCTACGGTTACTACAACATCCAGTATTTCAGGATACACCCTAACTGTTACCGCGTTTTCTGGTGGGAATTTGGCTGTTGGGCATGTGCTTACTGGTTCGGGGGTTACTGCCGGAACTAAGATTGTTGCTTTTGTTACAGGAACCGGGGGCACAGGAACTTACACCGTCAGCGCCACACAAACCGTAGCATCTACTGAAATCATTGCTAACCCCGTATCTAGCTCCTTCCAAATTACTGCCGCTACAATCGCAAACGCAGCGGGTTCAGGCGGCGGTTCGGTAGGATACGCTGCTTATTTATTGCACATTGGATCGGCCATTTCTACCAGCGCGGCAGGGTGGAGTTCTAATGGATGGAGTAGTGGAAACTGGGGTGGTGTAGGGTACGACGCAACGGCAACGCTTAATATTTGGAGCCAATATAATTTTGGCGAAGACTTAGTTCTTGGTCCAAAACTAGGCGCTTTGTATTATTGGAATGCTACTACCGCGCCATCGCTTGTTGCACCAACAGAAATATCCATTACAAATGCAAGCCCTGCTGTTTGTACGTTAGTTACAAGCACCTCTACGCCACTACCAGAGGGCACCGCAATCATGTTTGGCACTACTGGGGCCCTCCCTGCGCCTCTTGTTCCCTACACTGTGTACTACGTAAAATATTTAACTGCGTTTACTTTTAATTTGGCGCTTACAAATGGCGGCGCAGCCATTAACACTACCACTGCCGGTTCTGGTACGCAAACCTTATCCCCCCGTGCTGTTTTGGTATCTTCTTTAGCTGGAGCTAGCGATGTACCGCTTACTCAGAACTCTATATTAGTATCAGATGCCAGCCGGTTTACGTTCTGTTTTGGCGCAACTGACTACGCAAGTACTGTATATGACCCTATGCTGGTCCGGTGGTCTGACCAAGAAAGCGTTAGCAACTGGACTCCAGCAATTACCAATCAGTCCGGTAGCTTGCGCCTGTCAAATGGTTCGCTTATTCAAACCGCTATACAAGCTCGACAGGAGATTTTGGTATTCACAGACTCCGCACTTTACTCCCTGCAGTTCCTTGGGGCTCCTTATGTTTGGGGTTCCCAACTTCTTAGTGACAACATTTCGGTAATTAGCCTAAACGCTGCTTCGTATACCAACGGTGTTGCATACTGGATGGGGCAGGATAAGTTTTATAAATACGACGGACGGGTCCAAACACTACGCTGCGACCTACGGCAATTTATATACGGGAACATTAACCTTGCGCAATCCTCGCAAATATTTTGCGGCACCAACGAAGGCTTTAACGAAGTCTGGTGGTTCTATTGCACGGAAGCTAGCACCACAATTGATCGCTATGTGGTGTACAACTACGCCGAAGATATCTGGTACTACGGTAGCTTAGCGCGTACCGCATGGTTAGATTCCTCCCTCAGAAATTACCCAATTGCTGCTACATATGTGAACAACTTGGTCTACCATGAGAGCGGTGTAGACGATGGAACCTTAGAAGTGGCAGTTCCAATACTTTCTAGCATCACAACAGCCCAGTTTGACATTGGTGATGGGCACAACATGGCGTTTGTGTGGCGCATGCTGCCGGACTTGACATTCCGTGGGTCTACTGCGGGCGGCACTCCTTCGGTGTTTATGCAGCTTTTGCCTTTGCAAAACTCAGGTTCCGGATATAACAATCCACTTTCTGTTGGAGGTGTAACTACCACTGCCGCTCAACCAATTACCGCTACTCAGACTTACCCAATTGATCTTGACACCTATACAGGGCAGATAAATATTCGAGTTCGTGGACGGCAGATGTCTATGCGGTTTGGTTCTATTACCCTAGGTACACAGTGGCAGATGGGAAGCCCTCGAATTGATATCCGGCAGGACGGTAGACGCTGATATGGCACAAAAGAATGTAGTCGCCCCCCGACTCCCCGGCGCTCCTGACCAGTACGACCGGGCGTACCAAGACCAGCTTACCAATTTGCTGCGGTTGTATTTCAATCAATTGGACAATACTGGCCCAGTTAACATCTCCACACAACGCATCGGAGCCAATATAATTGCAGCATTGAGCGCTCCACCGGTTATTGGAACAGCTACCCCAAGCCTGCCAACTCAAGCAGATTTAGCAAATCTCCGGGTAGGCGATGTTTACTACGATACAACCGCCAGTAACGTATTGAAAGTAAAAGTATGACTGTGGTGGTGCAAGTTCCGCATGACCGGGTACATCAGACATGGCCGTCGGTAGAACACTTCTTTGCATCGGTAGTACCACATACAAACGGGGACTTTACGCTGGAGCAAATGAAGGGCAAAATATGCACAGGTGCGTGGGGCCTGATTGTTTTCCTAGATGGTGATAATATAATCGGGGCGCTCAGCGTTACTTACGAGAACCGCCTGAATAATCGAGTGGCTTTTATCCCTGCTTTAGCCGGGGAAGGACTGACAAACCAAGACAATTGGGCTCAGCTTAAAGCTATCTTTGCGCGTAATGGGGCTACCTATATTGAGGCTGCAATGCGGCCCGCGACCTTACGACTATGGCAGTCGTTAGGATTTTCTGAAAAGTACCGAATTGCTGGGGTGTCACTATGAATATATTGCATGAAAAACGCAGGGCTCTTGGCTATATGGCTATGGGTGGCAAGGGTGACGGCGGCGGTGGTGGTGGCGGTGAAACACGCGATACCACTCCGCAAAGCGAAAGAGGACCCCTAAGCGGCGACGCATTTTCAAACATGTCTACCCCCAGTTATTCTGATGACGGGTCTATGTCGCAAACTTTTTCAATGCCGGAGGTGGTAAATACACCTGCAGATATTGCTACCAACATAGCCGCATACAACGCGCAAAACACACCTTTCTCAAACGCTAGCAATCCTACAGAAAGAGGCCCATTAAGCGGCGAGGCGTTTTCTTATGGCGAACCGCTTACAGCAAATACCAAACCCGGTGAGGACTTTATGTCCCGGTATTCTGCAACGGAGACATATAACGATTTAACCCCTGCTGAGAATTTAGGTATGGCTCGGGCGCTGCAATTACCCGCAGGCGAGAACTACACATACGATTTTAATGACCCGGGTATTCGGGAGTGGTTAACTAGAGCCACGATGCCGGACTCTGATTCATTAGCATACCGTTTGGGTATGAGGGGCGCGGGAACAACAACCAATCAGTTTTTCAGCGGCCCTGCAATGGGCGGGGAAACCGAAGTTGAAAAAAATGACCGCATGAAACTTATTGATAATGGTTTGCATTCGCTTAGCAGATTTGCTGCGTCTCTGGCCCCATTTGGCGGAGCCGCATTCCAAGTCGCTGATTTGATTTCCGGTAAATCTACATTGGGTGGGTTTCTAACCAACCTTGCCATGACTGCCGCAGGTAAGTCCCTTGGGGTGGCTCCTTCAGTACTTAGTAATATGCTTGAGGGCAATCTAGGCGGAGCCGCAAAATCAGCGGCAATTGGCGCGTTAAATAGTTCTATTTCTAAATCTTCAGGTCTACTACCCGCAATTACTGCAAGTATTGGTAAAGCCACCGGGGCCACAGATGCCGTAGGAAACGCTATCAGTTCTGCAATTAGCAATACAACCGGCGATACTTCAACTGGATTCTCTACAAAGAGTCTTGCATCTGCCATTGACGGCAGCTTAGGCAACTTTGGATATACCGGCGGCCCTTTAAATGTAGACGCAGGTTTGGGTCGCAGGGATGCTGGAGGCAACACCACAACCCCAACAAATACCAATTACTTTGATCCAGTAGACCAGATATTGAACCCGAGAGATAGCAGCTCAACATCTCCTGTAGCACCAACATCTACACCTACCAAGGTTACCCCAACTTCTTCAGTTTCTACCCCTTCATCTAGCAGTTTTGCGGTCCCTGTTAATACCGCCGGGAATACAGCCAACAGTGGAGCGGACATTGGGTACTACTACGATGTGGGGGGAGATAACATATTTGCCCCGAAAAAAGATGGCTATACCAAGCCAGACATCATAAAATACTTGCAAAACAATGTGGCAACTGCCGCGCAGGGTGGGTCTATAGACGACCTCCTAAATTACGTAAGGAAATAATATGCTGACGCTTAACTCCGACGGAGAGTGGGTCGAAGACGACTACTCATATCAACCTGAAGACGACTACTCATATCAATTCCAAGACGATGCAATATCGGACCCTAATTCGTCCTTTACATACACTGCGCCTGAGCCAGTAACATTTACTACTGCCGAGAGGGAGCAGATACAGCAGAACTACCCTACAAGTGTATGGGACACAATCTCCAATACTGCATCTTCACTTACTAAATCCGCATTTAATACGGTTGTTTCTCGGTATACAAAGCCCGATGGAAGTGTCGATTGGAGTAAGGTAGCTACTGATGCGGCTGCGGTATACATGGCTAAACAAGCCTATGACCAAGCCAGTAAACCAATTGCTCCCACAGGTTACCAAGGCGGCATTCCTGACTACACTCCAGTTCGGCAGCAGCTTGCTCCTGTTGAAGGCCAACGTGCAGGTGCTGGCGGACAACGGTATTTCACCGATATGAAGTTTGCTACACCTGCGGGATTACCCGCCGCGCAAGCTGCTGTAGCGTCACAAGCTACTGCACTAAACACACAAAACGCAGCACTGCCACGCGCTCCTGCAGCACCGGTAAGCCAAGACCCCAACTCGGATAAGTTCTTTGGACGGGCCCCTGTGCGGGCGGCTGAAGGTGGACTTATGGGTTACGCCAAAGGCGGGGTTCCTACCAAGCCTCAAGGCACCTATTTAAGTGGAGATACAGACGGTATGGCAGATCAAATTAAGGCAACCATTGACGGTAAGCAGCCCGCTCGCCTAGCGCACGGAGAGTTTGTAGTTCCTGCGGACGTTGTATCTCATTTAGGGAACGGCAACTCCGACGCCGGCGCTAAGCAACTCTATAAGATGATGGACCGTATCCGTATGGCCCGCACTGGAAATAAGAAACAAGGCAAAGAGATCGACCCTAACAAGTTTGCACCGGGCGGTATTGCTGCGTATGCAGAAGGTGGCAGCATTGCATCTCAAGCGGCCTCTGGCGTTACAGGCACCGAATCCAACCTATCTAACTGGGTGGGCCCCTACGTAGGCAACATGCTAGGCAAGGGCGCAGCACTGAGCGAGCAGCCATACCAAGCATACCAAGGCCCCTTAACTGCGGGTCCATCGGCACTGCAGACTACAGGGTTCCAAAACGCTGCCAATCTTTCTACCCCTATGGGTATTGGGCAAGCTGCTGAGACAGCGGGCGGTATTGCTGGACAGAAGCAGACTTCTAGCTTCCTAGCACCGGGTACTACACAAGCGTACATGAATCCCTACATGCAGAATGTAGTGGACATCCAAAAGCAAGAAGCTCAACGGCAAGCGGATATTGCTGCAACCAATCGGCAAGGACAACAGACACAAGCTGGAGCTTTTGGTGGTTCGCGCGCGGCCGTTATGGATGCAGAAGCTGCCCGTAACTTAGCGTTGCAGCAAGGCCAGATTCAGGCTACTGGGCTACAGTCCGCCTATGACGCGGCTACCAAGCAGTTCAACACCGAGCAAAATACCGGTTTAGCAGGGGTTAATACCCAGCTACAGGCTGCACAGGCTCAAGGCAATTTGGGCGCTACCCAGAACGCTGCAGGTATTGCAAACCTCAATGCACAACTGGGTGCTGGTGGTACGCAACAAGCTCTCGAACAAGCTGGGGTTACAGCCGACAAAGCGGCGTTTGAGGCTGAGCGCGATAATCCATACAAGATGGTGCAGTACCAGCAGTCATTGCTGCAAGGGCTTCCGTTGGCGGCTCAGAGCTACAACATCACAAACAATCCGTATGCCGCAGCAGCCAAAGCTGGAAGTGGTGTCTACTCTATGTTCAATACCGCTAATAACACTGTTCAATAAGGACTGAAAATGTACAACACACGCGAAGCATTAGCGTATAGCGGTAAGCTGCCAGTTCAGCAAAACCCTGCCGGAGTTACCCCTCAACTGCTCGATCTGCTGGCTATGCAAAAAGTTGAGGCTGACAAAAAGGCTGCAGCCCAAACTCTTGCTATGTCTGCTGGACAAGCCAACATGCCCACTGTTGCACAAGGTATTGAGCAGCAAGCTCTTAATTCCGCCCGTGGCGAGATTGCACAGAAACTAGGTTTGGCTGGACTAGCGCAGCAGCAACCACCACAAGGCCCTGCACCCCAAATGCCTCCGCAACAAGGGTTGGAAGGAGCGCCGTCACCATTACCAGAGTCTTACCAAGAAGGTGGGATTGTTGCTTTTGCAGGCACTACAGATGGAAGCAAAGTCCCGTACGCGGAGGAAGAACGCAAATCAGATCGTGAGGCTTTAACCAACGAGTTGTCTAAATTTGGCTATGCTGCTGCAGATATTGCGGTTATGCCTATCCGCGCAGTAACTGCTTTGTATAACAATTTGGTTTTACGCCCTGCTAGGGCTTTGGGTGCAGAAACTGGATACTTACCAATGGTAGGCGGCGGAGATTATGGAACCGAAGAATATCGTTCTGTAACACCCTATTCTGACCGTGCTTATGTAGAAGCGCAAGGCGAAAAGCCTGTTGCAAAACCAGCGTCTACAAGTACTGCAACAATGCCTACGGACGCTACACGACGCGGCGATATTCGTTTCCCTCCTTCTGGGTCTTTAACACCAGTAAGCATACCTGCTTACCGACGAGAAAAAGCAGTTGGATTAGCAGATGCTGTAAAAGCTAACTTGTCGGCAGTAAACCCGCCAGCAACTCCAGCGGTGAACGCTCCTGCTGCATACGATCCAAACTCGTTTACAGGTATGGCAATGAAGGCTCAAACAGATGCGGCCGCCCTCAAACCAGAAGACGCTTATGCAAAAGGCAAGGAAGAATACCAAACTGAAATTGGTGCAGGCTTGGCCAAGGACCGCGAAAGTCAGCAGGCCCGCATTGCTGGAATACAAGCTTTGTACGACCGTCAAGCCGGTGAGCGCCCATCTAATTTTATTCGCGGCCTACAGTTAATGGGTAAAAATACCCGTGGCTTTGGCTTAGGCGGAGCATTTGAAGGCGTGTCTGAAGGCATTGATAAGTCCGCTGCTGGTTACACAACTCAAGATATTGCCAACCAAACCGCAATCGATGGCTTGAACGCGGCCATGGAGAAGGCTCGTCAATCCGATGACATCGGTAGGTACACTGCTGCCAAGTCGGCCCGTGATGCCATTCTTACCCAGAAGAAAGAAGCTACCAAAGACCTGTCGCAGCTTGCAGGTTACGAGCAGCAGGCACAAACTGCTGCATTACGCCTTTCCTCGGAAGAGAAGCGCGCTATTGCTCAGAACTTAAACGCCAAAGAGATTGCTTATATTCAGGCTGCCTCTGCAAACCGTCCGGGAGAAACGGAACGTTTATTGAAAAAATACAACGACTTAAAAATTACAGACCCCGCTGCTGCAGAAAATATGATGAAAGACCTTGAGCGGATTAAAACTGGCTCTAAACCTGAAACCGCGCAGCAAACACTTGAGCTAAAACGCCAAGCGTTAATGGCTAAAGACGAAAGCTACAAGATGGCGGCTATAGCGTATTACAACGCTAAAGACCCTGCCAAGAAACAGAAAGCTAAAGATACAATGGACGCTATTGAGAAGGCTTACGGCATTACTGGAGAATCTACTCCCGATGCTGGTATTGGAGCTCCTCCTCCCGGTGCAGTAAAAAAGATTGGATAACAAATGCCTAAGTACGAAGTTTCCGTTGGGTCATCTAAGTATGAAGTAGATGCCCCAGATGAGAACACGGCTTGGCAGTGGGCTAATTACAGCCATTCCCAACCTAAAGCTGCGCCATCTACAGAGCGCTCATTTACCGATGTAGCCAAGGACATTCCTGCAGCCGCTATTTCCGGTTTAGGTTCTTTAGCTCAGCTACCCGGTCAGCTATACGGTCTAACCACAGGCGACTTTAAAACAGGCGCTTTACAGCTTGGCAAAGACATACAGCAGTACGGCGAGGAAATGAAATCCGCCGGTCTAAAAGCTAGGGAAGAGGCGCGCCAACAAAAGATTGCAGAAGCAGAAAAGAGCGGTCAGCTATCTGCTTTTGGAACGGCCATATCAGAAACCTTTAAAGACCCAGCCCTTCTAACCTCCTTTGGCTTTGAACAAATTCCTCAGTTGCTTATTCCCGCAGGCGCTGCTGGTGCTGTTGGAAAAGGTGTACTTAAAGCTGGCACGGCCAGTCTTGCAGAAAAAGGTTTAACTGGGGCTGCAGCCGCTGCGGCAGAAAAAGAAATTCTTAATGCTGCGATTGCAAAAGGTGCAAGCGCTGCCGTAGGTGCTGGGTCTGTGCAGCAAGGCGCTGATATCGGGGCAAGTGCTTACGAAGACCTGTACAAATACCTCAAAGACAAAGGCTACTCCGATGAACAAGCCGCAGCAGAAGCTATCAACAAGGCAAGAGCCGCCGGAGCCGCTGGGGCCGTTATATCTTTACTTGCACAACGGCTGCCGGGTGCTAAGGCTCTTGAACGCGCTCTTGCTGGTGAGCGTACTGGTGCTGGTAGGATTCTTGGCGCTGGCATAGGCGCAGTAAAAGAAACCCCCGGAGAGATTCTTGAGGAAACCGGCGGTAAGTTTGCACAGAACGTGGCACAACAGGCGGTCGATCCAAACCAAAGCCTGACTGCTGGCCTTGGTCAAACGGCCGGTATGGCTGCCGTAGGTGGCATTGGAATGGGTGGTATTGGTGGCGCACTGGGCGGTGGCAGAAGGGCAGAAGCTCCAGTACAACAAGAACCTACCGGCGAAGAAACTATAACCCCGGCCGCTGCACAACCAGTTCAGCCTGCAGGCGCTCCTCTTGCCCCTGCTCCTGCGGCAAAGACAACGCTTACTCCAG